CCGTCGCGGTTAAGAGGAACAACATGGTTCCCATCCGGACGGCTCAACTCCCCACTTGATAGGGACCATGTTAACCGGCGTTGGCTTCAAGGTCAAGCATTCTTTCGAAAAGAATCTCGCCTACTTTCAAGGCGTTGGTCCCGAACACTTGGAAACCTTGCTGCGCTTCGCGAGTGAAGTAGCGAAACGTCATGCAAGCGAGATTCTCCGAAAGCTTAACATCGGCCTCGGTCAGGAAGGGAATTACGAAGCGCGGAAACCACGGTACGAGTTCTCTGCGGTTGATGCCCCAATGCCTTCCGAAACTGTTGGAATATGTTGCATTATCAAGAACATCAGCATCGGGCAACTTCGCACAATACTTACCCACGTACCTTGCCAATTTCTTTCCGCTTTCGATGCCGTCTATCCACGTCACGACGGGTCCATCCGCACGCAAGACACATCGCCAGAACGACCGGACCACATCCTTCGGGATATACGACGTACCGAACACAATCATGTGCCAATGGGCAGTAAGCTTTCCTTTTCGCTTCCCGCTTTTTCTGGGTTCCCATTCCAATCTCCAAATTACGCCGACCTCTTTGCCTAGGTATTTTTCTATATAGCGAAGGAATAGGTATTTATCCGTAGACCTCTCCCCCATCGCTCTATCTGCATGTTCGTCGGGATAGGTCAGCGTGATAAACACTCCCTTCCGAACATGACTCCAATTGATCGACGCAATCATCCGGAGCATCCGTAATCGCGAACTGCGAGTAAACCCCATGATTTTTCCCCGTCGCCCTGGGCGTCGATATTCCTTATCGACTGGCAAGTAGGTAATTTCTAGTAGCTCACCTTGCCATACCGCGTGACACCTTTTCCTAGTGCCACGTAGGTGTTTTCTCTCATGTGGAGTTAAGGGCATCGTGGGGAGTCGCAAGGATCAAGTGGGGAGTTGCGTCCGATAGCAACCCGTTATGTTTAATAAGTTGAACAAACCTTGCGGATTTTGTCAAGCGTCTTCGGTCGTTTCTTCCTCAATGTCCGCCGTCATGGTCAAGGCGAAGCACGTGAAGCAAATCGAAAACAGCGTTTCGCAACTGTCGACGATCTTCGGCAAATTGAACGGTCGCCCGCAGCGCACGCATAGCCATGATCCCCTTGGCGTAACCGTCCCCGTCCCACGAATGGTTATTTTCACTTCTCGTTTCATGGCGTCCCCGCGATTGATACTTCGAACGTCATGGAATCCAGCTGAAGCGTTTCAGCCGACGTCCACGACACGGTGTTAAAAAGAATTGCTTGCCCAGGCGTGTCGGCGCATCCGCCTTGCACATGCGTTTGCGTTCCGCTGTCTTTCATTCGCCAATAGATCGCCGTCCCCGTCACCGAAACGCTGCCAGGCGTAACACTCGACATGGCGAAGAAATTTCCTGATGGCGTACCGAAAACCGGATTCGGCAACGACAGACTTGCCAATTGGGTTCCATCGTCGCCGGCGGCGCACGTCGCCGGTTGCGTGCCGTCGAAGAAATCTATTGTCGCTGCCGATCCCAACGACGTGTTGAGACGGTTGGCAATTTCAACGGTGATGTCGTCAAGCAACTCGGTCGAAAACTGAATCGACATGGTAGCACCTTTTTCCGTGATTAGACGTTAACTAACTGTGCCCTCTCCGTCCGCCAACATTTGGACGTCGAACGTCATGACGCCGTCGCCCTGAATTTCCGGTGGAGTCGAGCCGACCGTGCCTTCGGCTTCGCATTCTATGGCACAGGCGAAAGCCATCTCGCCTTCGCCTGTGCCGCCGCCGCCTTCAGGACATTCAACCGCGAATTCAATGTCCCTTGCAATGGCGACTCCGGCACCATTGCATTGCACGACGTACGCCACAAGGTACTCGTTTGGAAAACCGATGTGAACCCGTTCCTTGAAGCGAGCGCGATAGTAGCGTCCCGACTCGGCAGGGATCTCGTAGACTTGTGAACTCACCCAGATGGCCAGGACGTCGAGGGGGAGCCGAAGTTGAAGCGCCGGTTGGTATAATTCTAGATCGCAGGGTTGGACGTCGAAAGAGACACGTGAGTAGACGTAAAGCTGGCCAGTGACATTTTCAAAATCCGGAGCATCGTCGTCAGGCACGTGGCCAGCATCCCAAACGTCTACAAGAATGTTGAACTGCGGGACCGTGTACGCCATCTCAGTCACCATGTCTTAGGTTGGATCAAGACTCCAAATTCGTCCGCAACGTCGGACGCCATTCCGACTCTGGCGACGAAGCAAAGACTAAGAATTGTTCCATCTGCTGAGCCAGCGCGATAGGATCGACGAGGCCTTGCTTCGGCAAGCTTCGCAAGAAATCATTTCCGACTCGACAAATGTGCCGGCATGTGTCCTCACGTACGCCCTGGGCGACGATCTTATCCCCGAACACAACGCACCAAACGCGGCCGAACCGAGTCGGCTTGAAAAGCACGATCGCCGGATGATTGACGATGACCGCGTTCTGTTGTCGCTGAACTTGTGCGATCTTCTTTGCGGTTCTCTCCCTTGCCTGATTCACTTGCCGACGATCTGTTTCGTCGTCGTCCTCTCCCCCCGCGAGGTCAACTTGTTTTTCCCTTGGCGTTCGGCGTGCGTTCGTTGCTGCGAGCAACGACGCAACATACGATTGCATCGCATGGGGATTATTCGGGTCGCCCTCAACGGAAAAGTACCAATCGCTTAAGGACGTCCCAGGATTGATAGCGGCCTCGGGAGAAACGACGGCCTCGGTCATGGTGCCGTCCGGATACAACGCGACTCCACCATGCGTATGAACCATGTTGGACCACGACAGCGTGACGCCGACCGGCAAGGCAACGACGAGCGCCGGGGCATCTTGCAAGCGAGGGGGAATCAAGGGTATCGGGTCCGCAGCCGTCATGTACCTGGCCGTTGCAATCCGAGTCGACTGGTCACGCACGGCAGCTGCTCCCACGCGCGGTCCGCCGTACGTTATCACTTTCGTTTTGGCGACCGATTGTAAGCGACGTTGATCCCACGCGAGCGATTGCGCCACGACGCCGCCGGCAGAGTAGCCGACGAAGTCTATGTACTCCGGCGCTTGCATGTGTCCGCCTGACATGACGCCGTAGTAAATCGGCAAGCGATCCCGAACCCATGCGTTCAGAGTCGTAAGAATTTGCAGACCGAGAAATTTGGAATAGCCACCGACGAGGCCGAACGCCTGCTGCGAGTTAACGACGCCATCGAGGTACATTATTTTCCGATTGTTGTCGCCACCGTAATACACACCGACGTTGTCCGCCGTTGGCGCAAGGTATCGCGACTGAAAACCGTTGGGAAGCAACGGTCGCAAAATAAGGTCAATCGCCGTTTGCGGGAATGTAGAACGCATCAGCGTCATCATTCGAGCATGGAACAAACCGAGATCGACGTTATTCACGACTGAATCGAGCATTGGTAAAACTCCCTACGCGAGGAAAAATTAGGCGTAAAGCGAAGGTGCCTTGCGCCGGAGATCGGTGCCTACTCGACTGTTGACGAGGATCTGAACGACGTCCGCCGTAATGACGGTTGTCGGATTTTCCGTGAGAAAACTTAACTCACGACTGAGAATACACGGAACCCAATTGTTGGTTGTTGCATCGGTGAACCCGCCACCGATTGCCGTCGCGATTGCCTCAAGGCGCGTTACTGCTGCGGCATTGAAGATGTCGCAGCCGTCGCCATGCGTGATGTCGCTTTCGCTGAACGGACCGAGTCGCTTGCTTCCGCGATAGTGTCCGCCGCGAAGCGAAGATCGCATCAGCAAGTAGCCGGTGCAATAGCTGGCCAGTCGGTCGCCGGTGATGACGCCAACGGAGGTGTTGGAGAAATCCAGGGGACCGTCGAGGGCGTCATTCACCCAACGGATGGCGTTCGTCGTCGCGGACCAATCGACGTTAAGCGCATCGTCGATCACGTTGCTGATGGTTGTTTGGAAGGCAGCGTTGAGCGCCGTTTTCGTGGGATCAACTGCGGTCGCAAGACGTCGGAAATGAAAGACGAAGTTCGTCCTCACATCCCCTGCCCCGCCACCGACGATGATGCCCTTCATGTTCACTTCTGCGATCAATACTTGGTTCATCGGGATAGGCATGCAGACGTTTCTCCACATCCGTGCAAGCTTGGCTGATTGGTTATTAGTGCATTGCTGAGTTTGGCCACGTTGCACGGAGAAAACGGATTCCAGCGTCAGCAATCCGCCGCACAAGTGATTTGGCAGGCATCAGTGGGGCTTTATAAGAAGTGAGCCGTCGCGGTTAAGAGGAACAACATGGTTCCCATCCGGACGGCTCAACTCCCCACTTGATAGGGACCATGTTAACCGGCGTTGGCTTCAAGGTCAAGCATTCTTTCGAAAAGAATCTCGCC